TTTATAATAGTTTTCAACAATTCAATGGGTTTGGGTGTGAGATGACCCATTTTTTTGGAGTCAAAGTCATACTGCCAGACAGAATGATGTGTCCTCTGGTTGTAGAACTTAGGCACAAGATCATTCATAGTGAAACCAAGATGCTTTGTAATTGGTTTGATAGTCTCTTCTGTGGGATAATTCTTCCCAGTCTCAATGTTACTATACCAACCAGTTACATTGCCATTCTTACTAAGAATCTCCCTGCTAATATCCATCGATTTGATACCACGTTCCAACCGACGTTCTTTTAATTTCAGGTGCAGATCTTTTCTAGTGTAGAATAGCATATACTCTGCCATCTTCTGGAAGTTGTTTAGTCCTTCGACCTGAATGAACCCATTCAAAAACCCTTCTTGTTTGCAACCAGAGAATAACTTATTCCACACAATAAAGTTCTTGTACTCTAAATCTGTGGAAGAAGTGATGCGACGATTTAACTCTGCCATCATCATAAAATCATTGTGGAAAAACCAGAACGATCCAGAATCTTTCATCACACGGTTCAACTGAATGAAAACTTCTTCCATCCAGTCATAATAAGAATCACCAGAATAGGGTTTGGGTTGATAACCTTTCTTGGTTATTCCAAAGTCATCCCAATCATCCTTCCCAATATTATAGGGCGGATCGATTAGAATAAGATCGACAGACTTATCCTCCAATTTCTCTAATTCAACGAGACAATCCCCGTGCTTTACGACGTTCGACTGCTGCTTCTTGATCTGCATAAGTTTGCTGGATGGATTTGTCGGATTGCATCAAGTTACCGTTGCGGGTGATAGGTACAACATTACCACCGCGGGTCATGTACTTATCGGAACGGATTGGTTCAACGTGACCGAACTGAACTTGGTTAGGGTTCTTATCATCAGTCTCGTACCATTCTGGTTCAATAGTACATCCTAACACAGGACAGATAAGTTGTCCATTCTCATCAACAATGTCAATACCTTGTTGCAGAAACTCATCAACAATGTTCTGAGCACGTTCTAGCAACTTAAACTCAATATCCTCAGGAAGTTTATGCTCCACACCCTTTTGCAGCATCAGAATAGCAGCAAAGTCGAAATGTGCAGTAGCAATGGTAAAATTAGTACCACCAAACTCAGCAGGGATCCCCGCTTTCATCTTGATACCTTTTGCCTTCCAAGTGTGCTTTGCGTTCAGAACTGTGTACTGGTTCTTATTAACTTGAATAGGGAAGATACGACGGGCACGATTCTTGTAGAGAATATCATCATCCCCAGGAGTAGTATCACAGTCCTTAATCTTCTTGGCAAACTTATCAGTAAAAAACTTGCCGTAAGAGCAAGAGCACTTGCCACTATGTCCTTTGGGTAGGACACAAAGAGGGGAAGAGTATTTGCTGTAGAAGTCACGATAGAACGCAACATCTTCCCCACTCATATACTCTTTAGTATTGCTAAGTGCAGTCTCAAAGGTTTTAATGCCTACACCACCTTTAGTAGACTTTAGACACATCAAATTAGAGTAGATGCTCTCAGATTCAAATCGTTCTGCCTCAGCAACGGCAGAGAGTAGGTCGGGGGTGACAAACATGGTGGTGCGTTCGATGTACTTATTATAGGGGCACACAGGCACCTCTGAGAGGGTCTAGTGGACAGTTCAACCAACTGTCACAGTTTCCCTCCGACCACACCATCATTCAAGACCCTGCTATTCTCTTCACCCCATCCCTCTTGTAGTCCTTTTAAGTAGAAACGAGTGGCATTAATACACTGCCCTTCATTTAGAGCGGAGACCAAACCATTTCCGTCCTTATCAAAACTATGCCAGAGAAAACGTGCCTTCTTGACATAGAAAGCATCATCAATCAGTTTCTTGTCCGTCATTCTTTTTGTTAAATCCAAAGGGTAGATTTGCTGCCTCTTCTTCGGCACGAAGTTTATGTGCCAGAGTACAGACAGTTTCCATAACTTTCAGTGTGTCCTCGATTGTTGCCTCTACGGGCATTTGGTTGCGGACTACATCAAAGAGAGGAAAGAACTGCTCTGCTGCTACTTCTACTTCTTCAACTGTTAGTGGTTTCTTGTTCATTTCATTCAAAGATAGGTTTAACTGGGGGATTCCATTCGTCACGATGTGCTTTCATTACATCTTTGGGAACTCCATAGTAACCCATATGCATCCAAACGCAGTCAATATAGCGCAGGTCTTCACGATCCGCATCCAGAGTGAAAGTATCACAATACTGGACAATATCATAGGGAACCTCAATCTTCTTCCAAGTGATAGGTTCTTCGATAAAGAATGGAACTGTCATTTATTCCGTTTTACTGGTAGTGTAGATTCTAATGTGATGGTGAGTAAAATAATGAATCCAAATATAAACAGGTGCTCCATTATTCGTCAGTCAAATGATCAACACATGTTAAAGTATCACAAGGAGGACAATCCTGACGCAGTGCTTCTTTCAATGCTTCGGCACAATCTTCTTTGAAAGAACGACGAGGAATGAACATTTCATCATCATCAGTCTTATACTCAGGATACTCTGCTTTGAAAGTATATTCTACATCATACAGCAGAGATTGTGTGATGTCATTGATAGTTTCAAGTGACGATGGTGGAAGAGATACCCATTCAAATTTAGGGTATAACTCTTCCCTCACACGATTCAACATTGCTACCTTGACTGCTAGACGATCCTCAAACATTTTGAGGAAGATATCACAATCTTCTTTGTTTTTGAAATTAGGAATACTCATTTCTTTTTCTGAAGTACAAGTTGCCGTTCTAGTTCAAACTTGAGTGGAAGCAGGTGAGATGCCATAAAACCCTCATACTGGTTTCCTGCAAGCAGTTTTGCAATGTTTTCGATTTGTATATGTGCCAGGATAAGATTCTCCTTGCTGGTCACTCTGCTGCCCTCCATTCTTTCCTCATTTTAACATACTGAGGATCGGTTGCTACAATATCACGGACAGTCTTAAAGATTGATGCTGCCTGTGCTTTTTCGTTGGTCAGAGCATCACTTTCCTGCGGAAGAACTGGTGCTCCGCCCCTATCTCCAGTGTGATAATACGGGGGTTTGATAGCATACTTGCGACCAGATTTGTGGTTTGCGTAACGACGAGCACGGGTAAATCCCATCTCCAAGAACTTACGACACATATCCATGCCGATAAAATCTTCCTGCTCCTTGTACATAGAGAACAGGTTGTAGATAGCACGAGAAGAAGTTGCTGCTACATCAGTATTCCTGAACCTCCAATATTGGCATATATCGTTAGTGTAAGGGCGTACCAATAATACTCCTTGCTCTCCCCTTCCAATGCGATAAAGTTTGCGAGTTTCTGCATCTGTGAAATCAAGAGATTTGTAATCCAAATCATAATCAAATTCCTTCATGACGATCCTCGCAGTTGCGATAGAATGTACCGTTGAAATAGCAGGACTTACCTGGTTCGTAGTATTTTACCACGGCAGGTGGTTGTTGGTCAACATTGCAGAGTTGTCCCTGTCCCTCTACAAAGTTAGCACCACACAGAGAGAGTAATGCTGGACCAAGAATCTTAAGAGTGTACATAATCAACGACGAATGGTGGAGATAGCAGCATCACCCTGCTCAAAGATGATGTCAACGACCTTCTGAACTTTCTGTGCGGTGCTGATACCGACCTTGCCAAAGACAGGGACATTGACAAGCCCGAAGGTCTTACCTTCACCCAGACGGATCACACGACCGACTGTTTGTGCAATCTCAATGTAATCCATACCACGCAACATGATGCAGGCAGAGAGACCGTGGACGTTGATTCCTTCGGACAGGATAGAGTGATGCATAACAACAAACTTCTTATCCTTATCACGACCCCACTCATTCATGGTGTCAAAGAACTTCTCACGGTCAACCTTTTGACCATCAATGAAAGCTCCGTGCTTGGAAGTAATCCACATCACAGAGTAACCTTTCTCATGCATCTTGCCGATGAAAGGAGACTGACTGACAACATTGATGATGTCTTTAGTCTTCTTGGCACAAATAAGAACCTTTTGCATGTTCTCATTGCCGTCAATAGACTCTAGCAGGTGATCACAATCACGTTCGGGAACGGTTTGACCAATGCCCACATTCTTGAGTTCCTGAACAACAACCTTAGGAGGAAGAATGAACCCACCTTCCACAAGTTCAGGAGCAGGAACTTGCTCAATAACCTGACCATAAACCTCAGCATCATTCATGCCAGGTTTAGCAAACGTGGCAGAGTGCTTGGGGGTTGCAGTAAAGAAGAAGCAACGATCTGCCTCAGCACTGTAATGCTCAACAGCAGGGAAGAAGTTCTTCTTCACACTGTTATGTGCCTCATCAAAGTAGATAGTCTCGGCAGGAATGTGTGCCTCAACTACACGACGCAGAGAATTGTAAGTGGTGAAGATAATGCGGGGAGCATCGTTGTTCTTCTTCCACCAACCACGAATCTCATGGGGTTTGGTAGAAGAGAAGTGATGAGTTTCACCACTATGAACGTGCATCACATTGGCATCAGTGATAAACTCAAGGAACTCAGAAGAGAGTTGCTCAGCAAGCATAATGCGAGGAGCAACAACAATAATGGTAGGACTTTTGCCTTCAAGAGAGCTCATAATCATGCGGCAATCTTCAATCATGCAAATAGTCTTACCACCACCAGTAGGAACGATGATCTGACCCTTGCTGTTCACCAGCATGGCATCCAGAGCACGTTGTTGGTGAGGACGAAGGGTGAGCATGTGGGTTCCGTTGATGAATATAGTATAACCCTCTAGGAGGGCATCCTAGAGGGTCTGGTGGACAGTTTAACCTACTGTCACATAGAGTAATTAAAGTTTCTCTTTAACCTCAACAAAGGTATTCTAATCAGATATTATCATTCTGTCAAGGTATCACCAAACTCTTCATAATCTTTTAGTCTTTGTTCGTATTCTTCTTCAGGAACAATCATACCGTTAGGAAGACGTTTCATATAGTGAGGAATCTCCATGTTTGGTTCATCAGGAGCACCTTTATCAATCCATTCGTTAAAGGCAGACTCATCAGGACCCCACTTATCTACAGGGCACTTCTCATAACTCATTGTTACCTTAAACTTCATGAAGCAACCACACTTTGTGCATCGTTGATCATTAGGTTCGTAAAACTCACACTTCTTACACTCTTCAAGTCGTGCCAGTTGAGTATCTCTAGGAGCAAGAAGTCTGTTGCCTTGCATAGCCTTACTCAACAAACCATGTAGAGAAGTTCCAAGGTTCTTTGCCTGTTCAGCAATAGGAGGATACTGAATGTTCTCGTCAGTCATAATCAATCAAAAGACAGTTTCAAATAATATGTATCTAGGATGTTGAGACGACTAGGTACAACATTAAATGCGATGCTGATTCTATCTTGACCCACACCACTATCTTCTACACTGTGGTTCAAATAACTTGGGAACAAAACTACATCAGTTGCCTTGACATTGTTTAGATCAATGAACTGACAGTTGTAGTCTGTTGTATCACCTGTGCCGTCATGTGCTAAGAAATAAGTATCACCACGATCTTTCCTCCAGAATCTAGTAGCCCCAGCACCTTCAGGCATCTGTAGATATATCACACCAGAGATAACTGAGTTGCCATGATTATGCTTAAACTGCCAACCACCAGGGTTCATTATATTTCCCCACAGTCCAACGACATGCCAATCAAGACTATCATCACCAAGTAACTGATAACCAAAGTCACGGATATGCGGTGCCAACTTCTCACACATGTTCTTAATGTGCGGACCTCTGAGGCTATCTCCCGCAGCAGTGTGAGTAAGTTTATCTGTATTATTGTTGGGAACTAACTTATCACAGTTCACCACAAGATCAATCAAGTCATTACACTCTTCCTGTGTAATCACACCAGGAATAAACCCCACTGGTGT